TCAGGCGTCGTGGTCCTCGAGGCGGCGTCCGCACTCCGCGCAGGCGGCCCAGGCGTTCTCACCCGCGAACCCGTCGCAGTCGGTGGCGTCGTCCAGGCCGAAGTCCTCCGGCGCGGCGTACCCGCCCTCCATCGCGCTCATCAGCGCCGCCCGTCGCTCGGCCGGCGTCTCGGGGTCCTCGGCATCCGCCCGCCGACGCGCGTCGCACGCCTGGACGACCACGCAGGCGAGGCGTCCGTCACCGAGGTAGCCAATCGAATCGGCGGACAGCTCGCGTCCGCACAGGACGCAGGTCGGGGTGGTCATCGCGGATCTCCTTCGTCAGTGGACGGTGGCGTAGTGGGCTTGGAGCTCGGTGCTCGAGCCGAACGTGGCGGGGCAGCGCAGGCAGGCGACGGTGGCGTGCTCGCCCTCGGAGAAGAGGCGGTCGCTCAGCTCCTGGAGGACCCGGCGCGTCTCGGCGATGTCGCCCACGTGGCCCCAATGGAGGCCGTCGGCTGGGGCGTCGTCGTGGTTGGCCAGGTGCTCGGTGATCCGCGCCAGGAGGGCCAGCGCGGCGGCGTGGTGCGCCATGTAGGCGTCGATCGCGGTGCGCGTGTCGCGGGGTCGGGTCGTCATCGGGGTGGCTCCGTGCGAGGTGGCGATGCGCGTCTGCATGCGTCCATGAGTCGCTCGGGACGCGCCGTGATGCAAGGCGTCGGGGCGCGATGACACCGTGACGACACCGTCCGTTCGGAACCGTTCCAATGCCCCGGCGCCCGCCCCCTGGCGCTCCCGGATCGTGGGCACCGGCGACGAGGCGCCAGATCAGCTCCTGGCCAACCCGGAGCCGTCCTGGCGGCCGATCCCCAGTCTCGACGGGATCTACGAGGCCAGCGACGCCGGCACGATCCGGCGTGCCGTCGGAGGACCCGGTACGCGTGCCGGACGCCTGCTCTCGCGCCGGCGGATGCCGTCCGGTTATCTCACCTGCAGCCCCTGGGTCGGCAACCGGGGTCACCCACGGCTGGTCCACCGGCTCGTCGCCGAGGCCTTCCTCGGGCCGTGCCCCGAGGGTCAGGAGGTCAACCACCGGAACGGCTTCAAGGTCGACAACCGGCCGGTCAACCTCGAGTACGTCACGCGATCCGCCAACCTCCTCCACCGCGCGTCCGGAGGGGTCGGTCGCGGCGTCGACAACGCCTCCGCCCGACTGACCGAGCAGACGGTCCATGCGATCCGCCGCCGGCATGCCGCGGGCGAGGGGTACAAGCGGCTCGCGGCCGCCTACGGCGTGACCTGGGGCACCGTCCGCGCCGTCGTCAAGCGGAGGACCTGGGCGTGGCTGCCGTGACCCGCCCGACCGTTCCCTGGCGCGACCGGATCGTGGGCCAGGGCCACGAGGCACCCGGGGACCTGATCCCGAACGAGCGCAACTGGCGAACGCATCCGAAGGCGCAGCGGGACGCGCTCGCCGGCCTGATCGACCAGGTCGGGGTCGTCGCCCCGGTGATGGTCAACCGGACCACCGGCCATCTCGTCGACGGCCACCTGCGCGTCGAGCTCGCCCTGGCTCGGGGCGAGGCGACCATCCCCGTGAGCTACGTCGAGCTCACCGCCGAGGAGGAGGCGCTCGTCCTCGTCGCCCTCGACCCCCTCGCGGCGATGGCGGGCACCGACGACGAGAAGCTCGCGGCGCTGCTGGCGGAGGCCTCCGCGGATGACGAGGCCCTCGCCGCGATGCTCGCGAGGCTGGCCCCGCCGTCCGTGAAGGATGGTCTCACCGACCCCGACGACGTCCCGGCGCCGCCCGACGAGGCGATCACGAAGCCCGGCGACCTGTGGGTGCTCGGCGAGCACCGGCTGCTGTGCGGCGACTCGGGGAACCCCGCGGACCTCGATCGCCTGCTCGATGGCGCCACGGTGGATCTCCTTTCCACCGACCCGCCCTACAACGTGAAGGTCGAGCCGCGCTCCAACAACGCGATCGCGGCCGGCATGTCCGACCAGTGGGACGCGTCCTACCAGACCGCGCTCGAGGCCAGCCAGGCCAAGCGCCGCAACGCCCGCGGGCTCCACGAGTTCGACCAGGCGCGTCTGCGGCCGCCGGCGTCCCACCACCAGTCGATGGACCTGGCGCGTCACCCCGAGAAGGCCCAGGCGACCCACCGGAAGATGCGCGCCAAGGACCGGCCGCTCGTGGGCGACTTCATCACCGACGAGGACTTCGCGGCGCGCCTGGATGCCTGGTTCCGGAACGGCGCCCGCGTCCTCCGTCCCGGCGGTGCCTTCTACATCTGGGGCGGCTACGCGAACATCGCCAACTACCCGCCCGCCCTGCATGCCGCCGGCCTCTACTTCAGCCAGGCGGTGATCTGGGTGAAGGAGCACGCGGTCCTCACCCGCAAGGACTTCATGGGCAACCACGAGTGGTGCTTCTACGGCTGGAAGGAGGGCGCCGGGCACCGGTTCTTCGGGCCCCCGAACGCCACCGACGTCTGGTCCGTCAAGAAGGTCAACCCCCGGGCGATGGTCCACCTGACCGAGAAGCCCACCGAGCTGACGCGCCTCACGATCGAGTACAGCTCGCTGCCGGGTGAGGTCGTGCTCGACCTGTTCGGTGGCTCGGGCTCCGCGCTCATCGCCGCGGAGCAGACCGGGCGGCGTGCGCGCCTCATGGAGATCGACCCGCTCTACTGCGACGTCATCGTCCGGCGCTTCGAGGAGTTCACCGGCACCAAGGCGGAGCGCATCCCGGCCCCCTCCTCGCAGGCCGCGTGATGGGCCGCCGTGGACCTGCACCCACCCCCACCGGCGTGAAGCTCCGGAACGGCGAGACCCGCCCGTCCCGTGTGAACCGGATGGAGCCCCTGCCGCGTCGTGGCGCTCCCCAGATGCCGCGGGGGATGGACGACGAGGCGCAGAAGGTCTGGCGACGGGTCGTGCGAGCGATGCGCGGCAGCGACGTGATCGTCGGCGCCGACGCGGACGTGCTCCGCTGCTACTGCGAGGCCGTCGCTCGGTACGCCCAGGCGGCGGAGCTCTACGCCAGGAGCAGCCCGCTGCTGCGGCGCGACGGCGAGTTCGTCAAGAACCCGCTCCACCAGGTCGTGCGCGACAACGCAGACGCGGTCCGCCTGTTCGCCCGGGAGCTGGGCCTCTCACCATCGGCCCGGGCGGGCCTCCGGGTCGAGGCATCGGCGCTCCCCGCCGACATCGAGGACGTCCTCGGGCCACCGCCCCGTCTGCGCGTGGTGGGCGGCGATGCCTGAGCCGTGGTCCCTCGGTCAGCCGTCGTCCCCACCTCTCACGACCGCCCGTGCGCGCGCGACCTCGAGGACGAGCAGCCCCGCGAGGCAGAACGCGACCACCGCCGCCAGGAGGACCTGCACCGCAGGCGGGCTCGTGTCGCACAGGATCATCTCGGAGTTCGACCGCTCGAAGCAGACACCTGCATCGACCGTGGCCTTGATCTGGCCGATGAGCACCAGCAGGTCGAGCACCAACAGCAGGGCGGCGATCCAGAACCACGTCCGGAGTGCGCGTGCGATCCTGACCATGCCGGGAGTCTCCGCGTCCCTCTCCGGCCTGTCAATCGGCGCGCCGCCTTCAGGGTCGATCGTCCCGCCGGCGGGCGCTGAATGGTCCCCGATGAGCTCACCGGCGGTCCACGCTTCGCCGCCTTCTGCGAGCACTACGTCCGCCACACGAAGGGACGCTGGGCAAGAGAGCCCCTGCGCCTCGAGGACTGGCAGCGCGAGTTCTGGTGGGAGGCGCTCGAGGTCGACCCCGTCACCGGCCTCCGGGTGTACCAGGAGGTCGGCCTCGGCCTGCCGCGGAAGAACGGCAAGTCCGTCCAGGCCAGTGCCGCCGGCCTCTACTTCCTCGTCGCCGACGGGGAGGCCGAGCCCGAGGTGTACGTCGCCGCTGCCGCCCGCAACCAGGCCGGCATCGTCCTCGGCCAGTCCCGCCGCATGGCCCAGCAGAGCCCACGGCTCGCCCGGCACGTCACCGTCCGGACGACGCTCATCGAGTGCCCGCGGAACGGCGGTGTCATGCGCTCCCTGTCAGCTGACGCCGCGCTCCAGCACGGGCTCAACCCCTCCGCGAACATCATCGACGAGCTGCACGCCCACCGGACCGCGGACCTCTACACCGCGCTCACCACGGGGACCGGCGCGAGGGAGCAGCCCTTCACGCTCTGGATCAGCACCGCGGGCGTCGACGGTCCCGGCATCCTGTCCGAGCTGCACGCCTCGATGTTCGACGGACCCGGTGAGCTCGAGGAACGGGGCTCCCTCCTGGTCTACCGGGATCGCACCAACGGCGTCCTCATCTGGTGGTACGGCGCCGCCCGTGACGCCGACATCGAGGATCCAGCGGTGTGGCTGGGCGCCAACCCCGCGTCCTGGCTCCGGGACGGCAAGTACCTCGCCCAGGAGTACGCCCGCCTCAAGTCACGTGGTGCCCTCCTGGAGTGGCGTCGATACCACCTCAATCAGTTCGTGGGCACCGAGGAAGCCTGGCTGCCCGACGCTGCCTGGAGCAACTGCCGGGACGGCAATCCGGATCGGGACGACCCGCTCCACGGGCTCGATCCCGCGCTCCCCGTGGGGGTCGGCATCGACAAGGGCCAGACGAGCGACCTGTCCGCGATCGTCGTCGCCCAGCGCCAGGGGGACCGCGTCGTGATCCGCGCCCGCGTGTTCCCGCCCCATCCGGCCACCGGCCGCGTGAACACCGAATCGATGCGCGCCTACCTGCGCGACCTGCGCGGCCGCTTCCCGGTGCCACAGGCCCGGGACGAGAAGACCAACCGGGTGCTGCCCGGTCCCGCCTTCGCCTACGACCGCTGGGCCTTCTCGGAGTCCGCAGAGACCCTCGAGCAGGAGGGGCTCGCGATGGTCGACTTCCCCCAGAACGCGACCACGATGGGACCGGCGTCGACCCAGGCGTTCGAGCTGATCACCACCGGCCGGCTCGCCCATGACGGGGACCCGGTGCTCGGGGAGCATGTCGCCAACACCACGGCGATCCTCACCGAGCGGGGCATGAAGGTCACCAAGCCGAAGAAGGTGACCCCGAGGAAGAACGACGCCTGCGTGGCGATGGTCATGGCGGTGGCCATGGCGATGCAGGAGGCCCCGAAGCCCTTCGTCCGTCAACCCCGCGTCCCGGTGGGCTTCTGACATGGCCGAGACGATCGACCTCCGCACCGCTCCCGCCGGCAGCCCCGAGTGGTGGCTCGCCCGCCTACTCGCGCGCCTCGAGGCACGCCGCCTGGACCTCGAGACGTTCGAGGCCTACTACGACGGTCACCAGCCGCTGGCGTTCGCGAGCCAGAAGTTCCGGGATGCCTTCGGCAGCCGGTTCCGGGAGTTCAGCTCCAACTTCATGAGCCTGGTGGTGGATGCGCCGGGCGAGCGGCTCGAGGTCCAGGGGTTCCGTTTCCGGGATGCCGAGGGCGACGCCGACATCTGGCGGCGCATCTGGCAGGAGAACGACCTGGACGCCGGCTCGCAGCTTGCGCACACCGAGGCGCTCATGAAGGGCGTCGCCTACGCGATCGTCGAGCCGTCCCCGGATGGCACACCCGTGGTCACCGTCGAGGACCCGCTCGACTGCGTGGTCGAGTCCGCCGCCAAGGACCGCACGCAGCGGGTGGCCGCGCTCAAGCGCTGGGTCGATGACGACGGCCACCTCGTCGCCTACCTCCACCTGCCCGACGCGGTGTTCAAGTACCGCTCGCTCGGCAAGGCAGCGCCCGTCGTGACCAGCGACCTGCCCACCGGTGAGCTGGCCTTGGAGACGTCGTCCGTGCGCTGGACCCGCCTCGAGGTGCCGGACGAGCCCTGGCCGCTGCCGAACCCGCTGGGCGTCGTGCCGGTGGTGCCGCTGCCGAACCGGCCGCGGCTGTCCGGCCGCTCCTGGTCGGTGACCGGCGTCCCGGTCCGGCTCGATGGACGGTCGGAGATCGCCGCGGTGATGAGCAACCAGGACGCCATCAACAAGTACCGGGCCGATGCCCTCGTGGCATCCGAGTTCGCCGCCTTCCGTCAGCGCTGGGCGATCGGCATCGACATCCCGGTCGACCCCGAGACGGGCCGTCCCATCGAGCCCTTCAAGCCGGCCGTGGACCGGCTGTGGACGTTCCCGCGGCCGGATCCCGAGGATCCCAACCAGGCGTTCCCGCAGGTGGGTGAGTTCGCGGCCACGGACCTCTTGCCCTACAAGCTGATGATCGAGACCGAGGTCGGCCACATCTCGTCGATCTCGCGCATCCCCTACCACTTCTTCCTCGGCCAGCCGCAGGCCATCCCACCGTCGGGGGAGTCGCTCAAGTCGTCGGAGGCGGGTCTGGTGCGCAAGGTGGGCAGGATCGCGCTCCACCTGGGCGAGGGCTGGGAAGAGGTCATGCGCCTCTGCCTGCTGGCCATGGGCGACGCCCGGGGACGCATCCGCTCCGCCGAGACGATCTGGCGCGACCCCGAGACCCAGAACGAGGCGGTCCGCACGGACGCGGTGCTCAAGCAGTTCCAGGCGGGGGTCATCGACCTCGAATCCGCGCAGGAACAGCTGGGCTACTCGCCCGAGCAGGTGCGCCAGATGCGGGAGCGACGGCAGGCGACCCAGGCCTTGACGGCCTCCTCATCGCCCGCCGACGCGCCGAACGCTACCACCACCACCGCCACCCCCATCGGTGCCGGCTTCACCCAGGCGGCGGTGCCGGCCACGATCGCATCGGAGGTACCATGAGCGACAGCACCAGCGCGACCAACGGCCAGGAGCCGGGCGCGCCGCCCCAGGCGGGCACGACCACATCGGAGTCCACGACGCAGGCCCAGGCGGCCGCCGGGACGACCGACCAGTCCACCACCACCGATGTCGCTGCCCTCCAGCGCGAGCTGGCGGAAGCCCGGCGGGAAGCGGCCAAGCACCGCACCGACCTGCGCAGGGTCACCGACGCCCAGCTCACGGAGACCGAGCGCCTCCAGCGCCGGGTGACCGAGCTCGAGGCGGAGCGGGAGGCGATCGCCACGCGGGAGAAGGAGCGAGCCGTCCGGTTCGCGGCCCTGGAGGCTGCGACGAAGCTCGGCTTCCGCGACCCGGATCTCGCGGTACGACTCGTCGACCCCGCCGCCGTGGAGACCAAGGACGACGGCACGCCCAAGAACGTCGAGAAGCTCCTCAGCGAGGTGCTCGCCCGCTCCCCGTACCTCGGCCGATCCGGCGTCGCTCCCGACTTCGGCGGTGGGAACCGGGGCGCCACGGCTTCCGGCACCGACATGAACAGCCTCATCCGACGCGCCGCCGGGCGCACCTGACAAGGAGAACCCCATGCCTCCCGTCTACAACAGCGTCATCGACCGCAGCGATGTCGGAGCGCTCATCCCCGAGGATGTCAGCCGCACGATCATCCAGGGCCTACCGGCCTCGTCGGTCGCCCTGTCGTCCTTCCGGCGCGCCACGATGAGCCGGGCCCAGCAGCGCCTGCCGGTGCTCTCGGTCCTGCCGGTCGCCTACTGGGTGGACGGGGACACCGGCCTCAAGCAGACGACCGAGCAGAACTGGGCCAACAAATACCTCGATGCCCGGGAGCTCGCGGTCATCGTGCCCATCCCCCAGGCGGTGCTCGACGACGCCGACTTCGACATCTGGGGCGAGGTCCGCCCACGTCTCGTCGAGGCGTTCGGCGCCAAGATCGACGCCGCCGCCCTGTTCGGCACCGACTCCCCGTCGGGCTGGCCGGACTCGATCGTCGAGGCCGCGATCGCGGCCGGCAACGTGGTGGAGGTCGGCGAGTCGACCGGGGACATCGCGGCGGACGTCAACCTCGTCATGGGCAAGGTCGAGGAGGACGGCTTCGACGTCAACGGCTTCTGGGCCCGACGGGGCCTGAAGGCCGCGTTCCGGGGCCTCCGGGACGACAACGGCCAGCCGATCTTCCAGCCCTCCCTCACGGCCGGCACGCCGGGCACCCTCTACGGCGAGCCGATCCTCTATCCCACCAACGGGGCCTGGGACGCCAGCCAGGCGGACCTCATCGCGGGCGACACGTCGGCCGCCATCCTCGCGGTCCGCCAGGACATCAGCTACAAGATCCTGACCGAGGCGGTCATCAGCGACGCCGACGGCAAGGTGGTGCTGAACCTCGCGCAGCAGGACGCGGTCGCCATGCGCGCAGTCATGCGGGTGGCGTTCCAGGTGGCCAACCCCATCAGCCTCCAGAACCCGACCGAGGGGACCCGCTTCCCCTTCGCGGTCCTGGCGCCCGCGGCCCCCTGACCGATGGGCCTCCTGACGGTGGCGGAGCTCCGGGAGCACGTGGAGAGCGCGCTCCCGGACACCGCCCTCGAGCGCCTCCTCGCCGGCTGCGAGCTGGCCATCGCCCAGTGGGCGGGGCCGCTCTCGTTCGACGAGGACGACGCGGTCGAGGACGTCACCGAGACCGTGAACGCACCGGGCCGGACGCTGCTCCTGCTGCGCCAGGCACCGGTCGCGGTCACGAGCGTCACCGACATCCACGGCGGCATCGAGGCCGACCTCGACGCCACCGAGTACCGGATCGAGGGGCGGTACCTGCGGCGCCTCGCGATGGCGTTGTGGGGCGAGCGCACGGTCGTCACCTACACGCCCACCGACGACGCCGCGATCCGCCGGACGGTGCTGGTCCAGCTCGTCCAGCTGGAGCTGAACGTCCAGCCCGGGATGGCGAGCCAGGGCGCGGGTGGCTGGACCGAGTCCTATGGCCGCTACCTGCGGCAGCGGAACGAGCTGCTCCGAGCGATCCGTCCGGCGGACCCGCCGGTGCCGCGCTCGGTGGCGTACACCGCGGCGGGAGCCCGCTGATGCGCTACCGCACCCGCATTGCCATCCAGTCGTCGGTCGAGGTCCGGGACCCCGCCGGTGGCGTCAGCCATACCCACGAGACCGTGCCCGGGCTCGCCTCGGTGGCGGCGACCATCGTGCCAGCGGTCGACGAGACCCGGGACCCCCAGCTCGTGACGGTCGAGGATCGCTTCGACATCGTGCTCGCCGGTCACCACCCCGAGGTCCGTCCGGAGATGGTCGTGCTCGACGGCCTCGCCGTCTACGACATCGTCCGGGTCGCGCCGACCCTGGGCCGACGGGAGACGGTGCTGGTCGCGCGGAAGGTGGCCACCTGATGGCCCGCACCGTCCGCATCGGCAACGTCATCGGACGCCGCGGTCGCGTGATGTCTACCAGGTTCCAGGCGACGCTGGAGGGCGGGCCTGAACTCGCGGCCGCCCTGGCCCGTCTCGACGATGCCGTCAGGGTCAAGGCCGCCAAGGACGCGCTCCAGGCCGCCGGTGGCGTGATCGCCACCGAGTGGCAATCGCGGGTCCCGGTCCTCGACGCCAACTACCAGCACTCGCTGGACGGCGCCACCCGGGCCGCCAAGACCAAGGCCGGCGCATCGGGCTCGGTGGGTCCCCGGAAGGTCGCCGGGCTCGATGATGTCGACCAGCCCGTGGCCTACGCGGCCCGCCTGGAGTTCGGCGACGCCGATCGCCCCGCCGAGCCGTCGGCCCGTCCCGCGTTCGACGCCTCGTCCGAGCGGGCCGTCCAGGCGGCCGGTGACGTGCTGGCCAGGGCGACGGAGGGGGTGGCCCGATGATCCTCGGCGACGGCCTCTACGCCCACCTGTCCGCCGTGCTCTCGGTGGGCGATCGCGTGTACCCGCTGACCCTGCCCCAGGGCGCCGTCCTCCCCGCCGTCGTGTACCAGCTCGTCGGTGGCGAGGGACCGCTCCACAGTCACGGGGATGCGCACGCAGGCGGTGGCTCCGGCGCGTCGTTCCAGCGCTCGCGCGTCCAGCTCGGCTGCTGGGCGGAGTCGGCCCGGGCGGCGGAGCTGCTGGCGGCGGAGGTCGAGGCCGCCGTCGATGGCTTCACCGGCACCTGGGGCACGGTCCCGATCGCCTCGGCCCTGGTGGACACGTCGCTGGATGACTGGCGCCCGGACGTCGGGCGGTACCGGCGGATCCTCGACGTCCTCGTCCAGTGGACCCGCATCCCATGACCACCACCACGCAGCCCGAAAGGAGGCACCTCCCGTGAGCGAGGCCATCGGCACGCTCGGCACCACGCTCAAGCGTGGGCTCCAGCACATCGCGCAGGTCCAGGACATCAGTGGCCCGGACCTGTCCACCGACACCGACGAGATCACCAACCACGACTCCCCCGACGGGGTCGAGGAGTTCATCCCGACCATCAAGCGCACCGGCGAGATCACCTTCCCGCTGGTGTTCCTGCCGTCGGACCCGAGCCACGACAACGACACGGGGCTCCTGGCGGCCTGGGCGGACCGCTCGCTCGACAGCTACGTGCTGACCTACCCGGACGGCAGCACCTGGACGTTCTCCGCCTACGTCACGGGGTTCAGCAACAGCGCGCCGGTGGACGGCCACCTCAGTGCGGACGTGACGCTCCGCCCGTCCGGCGCGCCCGTGTTCGCGCCGCCGACACCCTGATGGGCACGAAGGCGGCGATCGCCGCACCCCCCGTCCTGCCGCTGCTCGAGGACGCGGCCTCGATCCTGGACCTGCCGGACCTGACGTCCGAGGAGGTCGAGGTCCCCGAGTGGGGCTTCCGCCTCCGGGTGCGCTCGCTCACCGGCACGGAGCGCGATGCGTTCGAGGCGTCGCTGCTCCAGACGAGGGGCAAGGACCGGGAGATCAACCTCCGGAACATGCGCGCGAAGCTCGTGGCGCAGTCGGTGCGCAAGGCCGACGACAGCCGCGTGTTCTCCGACGCCCAGGTGGAGGCGCTGGGACGGAAGAACGCCGCCGCGCTCCAGCGGGTGTTCCGGGTGGCGCAGCGTCTCTCGGGCCTGGCCGAGGACGAGGTCGAGGAGCTGACCCGTGAACTGGGGGAAGATCCGAGCGTCGGTTCTGGTTCCGACTGACGCTGGCGCTCGGACATCGGTCGGTCGCCGCCTGCCAGGCCGCGGTCTCCAGTCGGGAGTTCGCGGAGTGGATGGCCTTTGCGCGCCTCGAGCCCTTCGGCTCGGAGGCGGAGGACCACCGGCTGGCGCAGCTGCTCGCCCTGATCGCGAACGTCAACCGGGACCCGAAGCGGCGCAAGACCCCGTGGACGCCCGAGGACTTCCTGCCCCGACGCCTACCGCGTCAGGCACCGGCACAGGCCGACCTGCGGCCGCGGATCGATGCGGCGATGGCCGCCTTCGGCGGATTCCGGAAGCGGTGAGGCCAGGGCGTGACGGGACGGTGCTGGTCGAACGCCATCCGCCGGTCAGGCTTGTCTCGTCAGCCACCCGGGCTCGGCGATGCGCTGGGCTCGACCACATCGAACCTGACCTCCGCGGTGAGGATCGACTCGTCGATCGAGCAGTCGTCGAAATCGTAGTCGACGATCGCGAAGACCCGGTACCGACCCGCCGGCAGGATGAGATCCGCGTCGTTGAAGTAGGCGATCCAGAACGGGGCCATGGGGTCGTCGGCGCTGTACCCGCCACTCTTGGAGAACGGTACGACGCGGACCTCTCCCGGCGCCCAGTCCTCCCGGACGCAGTCCATCGTCATGAAGGGTCCGGCATCGACCGGTCCGTCGAGCTGCTCCACGCCGAACACGACGGGCCCGCTGCCCGAGCCTGCGGTGGTGGTCGGCTCCGTGCGAAGCAGCTCGAGCGTCGCGCTGACCGGGATGGCCTCGGTGCTCGTGTAGACGGAGCGCTCGGTGGTGATGGTGAGGCGGAAGGTCTCGTCCTCGACCGATGCGGAGATGAGCGGTGCCGACGGCGCCGGTGCTGGCGATGCCGACGGCCAGGTCCGCTCGACCTCGGCCCGGACCTCGGGTGTCAGCGGCACGACCCGGCAGGCGCTGGTCTTGAGGACACCGTCCTCGTCGGCCGTGGCGGAGATGACATAGGACGCGTCGATCGCCGGCTCCCAGTCGACACTCGTCCAGGTGTCCGGGTCCGGCGACTGGCGGCCTCGGACCACGACCGTGCCGGCCTGCTGGGGCCCCGACAGCCACCGGTCGATGCGCACGAGGCTGCTGGATGCATCTGTGGCGATGACGGTGCCGACGAACAGTCGGTCATCCGCGCCCATGGTTGCGACGAGCGGCATGTTCGCGCAGTAGCCGAGCGCCGGCGTGGCTGGTGTCCCCGCGACGCCGAGCATGGCCATGACAAGCGCAAGGGCGAGGGCTGGGCCGACCGACTTCTCGGGGCGGAAACGCATGGAGGACCTCCAGGGAGCATTCGTGGTGTTCACCTGACGTCGGGCATCGCCGAGCGGTTCCCGCAGGTGGCCAGGTCTGGTCGGCCCGTGCCGCTCGACCAGGGCCTAGCAAGAGGTCCGATCGGCCTCTGGAGGGTGACCTGATGCCCGGCACGATCGCGTCACTGCTCATCAAGCTCGGTCTCGATGCCACCGGCGTGGAGCAGGGCTTCGCACGCGCTGAGAAGAGCATCGGCGGCCTGTCCACGGGTGCCGGTACCGCAATGAAGGTCGCCGGGTCCTTGATCGGCGGTGGCCTCGCGTTCGCCGCCAAGGGTGCCCTCGAGATGGAGGACCGAGCCGCGGCGTTCCAGGCGGCCACCGGCGCGTCGGCCGAGGAGGCCCGCCACTTCGCCGATTCCGTGAACGCGGCCGCCGGCTCGTCCCTGGTCGCGATGGACGACATCGCGGCATCGGCGACAAAGATCCGGACGGACCTCGGGCTGACCGGGGAGGCGGCCGATGCGAGCCTCGCCTCGTTCCTCCGCTACGAGCGGGCGACCGGCCAGGGAGCGGATGCGGTCCTCGCGTTCGACGACATCCTCGACGCCTGGAACCTGACCGCGGCTGACACCGGCGCGATCATGGACACCCTCATCACCGGGCAGCAGACGTATGGCGGGTCGATCAAGGACTCGCAGGACCTGCTGGCGAAGCTGGCCCCGGTGCTCCAGGCCGCGAACATGCAGTGGCAGCAGGGCACCGAGCTCATCAACCTGTTCAACGCCGCGGGCGTCGATGCGAGCGCCGGGGTCACCGGGATCACCAAGGCGCTGGGCAAGGTGAAGTCGCCCGAGGAGCTGCAGGCGCTCCTCGTCGACATCGCGAAGACCGCCGATCCCTTCGAGCGGGCCCAGAAGGCGATCGACCTGTTCGGCGCCAAGGCGGGCCCGAAGCTCGCCCAGGCGCTCCAGGCCTCGGGTGGCGACCTGTCCCGTTTCGGCTTCCAGCTCGAGGACGTGACCGGGCGGACCGAGGACGCCGCCGCCGCCCTCGACTCCACGTTCACCTCGAAGCTGAAGCTCGCGGTGAACCAGGGCCTCGCGATCCTGCGGGGCTTCGGCATGCAGGTCGGGCCCGTGCTCACCGGCGCCGTCTCCGCCATCAGCTTCGGGAAGTCCCTCGGTCTCGATCGCGCCCTCGGACCGCTGTTCAAGGGTGCCGGCGCCCGGGCCGCGGGCGCGTTCCGAGGCGCGCTCTCCGCCGCGCTCGGGACCGCTGATCGGCTGTTCGGTCCGCTGATGTCCAAGGTGGGCGACGCCGCGTCGTCCTTCGGCAGCATGGCCGGCGGGAGGTTCGGGATGGCCTTCAAGCTGGCGGCCGGTGCCGGTCTCGCGCTCCTGATCGCGGACGAACTGCGGCAGCTGGGCGAGGTCCGCCAGCAGAACGTCGAGGCGGCCGCGGGCATCAGCGAGTCGATGAAGAAGCTGCTCGCCGACGCACCGTCGCGGGCCGAGGCGGAGCAGAAGCTCGCGGCGCTCAAGGCCATCCCCGAGAACCTCGACGGCATCCAGGGTGCCGTCTACGGGTTCGCCGACTTCGCCAAGGGCAACGTGCTCGGCTCTGCCATCGATGGTCTGTTCGGCGCCAATCCCGCCCAGGTCAACCAGGAGCAGATCAAGGCCCTCGAGACCTACCTCGCCCAGCTGCCTGCGGACACCGCGGCCACCGCGACGGCCGCAGGTGCCCAGGTCACCGCCAACGTCGCGGCCGGCGCCAAGGCGAACGCCGGCGCGGTCCGGAAGGCCGGCAACGCCGTCGGCTCCGAGGCCGCACAGGGCGTCCGTGACGGCATCGCGGCGAGCGCCTCGAAAGTGGCCGGCGCCTGGGACACCGTCGCCTCCGCGCTCGCCAAGGGCCCGAGGATCATGAGCCGGGCCGCACGCCTGAAGGAGTTCGGCAAGGCGGTCGACCACGCGACCCGGATGCTGCGCCGCTCGATCATCGCCAACGATCCGCTCGCCGCCAGCTACTGGCAGGACCAGCTGGCGAAGGTGAGCGCGGCCCAGGCCGAGTTCCGGGGCACGACCACCAAGACCATGGGCGAGGTCAAGGCCGACCTCGCCGCCGCCGGTGTGAAGGTCGGCGGCTCCTTCCGGCGGATGGCGCGGGATGCGCGACGGAACGCCCATCGCCTCCGGACCGGCGTGACCTCCCAGGTCGATGCCACCGCCCGCCGCGTGGCGAAGGACGCGGACCGGACCGCCTCCGCCCTCCCCGATGCGCTCTCGTCCAGCGTCGGCGACACCCGCTCCGCCGCAGCGGACGTCAAGAGCGCCGTGACCGGGCCGCTCTCCTCGCTCCCCGCCTATCGGTGGGGCTCGCATGCGGGGTCGCTGTTCGCGTCGGGGATCGCGAGCCAGGAGGCGGCCGCCGAGGCCGCGGCCCGGAACCTCGCGGCCGCCACGCATCGGATGGTGGGGTTCAGCCACCCGCCCCGCACCGGTCCCCTGTCGACGATCCGGTCCTGGGGCCCGCATCTGGTGCAGAACTGGCTCGGGCCGATGGAGCGGAAGGTCGGCGACGTCGAGCGGATGGGGACGCGCCTGGGTGCCGCCCTGACGCCCCACCCGGGCCAGCCGGCGTGGATGGACCACCGGGGACCGGACCGCGCCACGTGGGCCGCCGTGGGCGCCGTCGGTGGCGGCGGGCGTGGAGGC